ACCGTACCATCGTGCGAGCGACCACATCACCCGCTTTGCGGCGCTGGCTAACCGTGGCACCTGGTGGCATAAGCTCCTCTGCATCAGCCACCAGACTGGGAAGCCACGCCTCACACAGCCGTACTTGATCATCACTGGGGAGGCGCGGAAGCCTCCCCAGGACAGCATCCGAAGTGATCACTAGGTGGTGATCTTCACGAAGTTGTCAGCATTCGGCACAGAAGCCACGAAGCTGGTCACAGCTTTCACAGCCACCAGATCTTGCTGGTAGGTGGAAACCATCTGCGAACCATCCATGTTAGCGGAAATATCCACCGTGGCCTCATTGGAAATCTCAAACCGCACATCACCACTGGTGCCAAACTGAATGTGCTTAAACGGACCAGCAAAACCACGAGTCTCACTAGACGCAGGAAGCAACTCATCCGCAATAATGGTGCGGCGGGACAGGAGGTTACCCATAGACTCACCCGGGTTGGAGTCACCCCACTGGTTGGTGAGGAAAATGGGTCGCTTCTGCGCATCCATAGCCATGTTCAGAACAGGCTCCAACCGCCCATCCAGAAGGAAACCATCAGGACGCTGACCCTTAGACGCACCCTTAGTGATCACATCATTCAGCGCACCATACACGCCGCCAGCAGCCTCATTGAACGCCTTGATGCTGGTAGTGAGCGTAGTGGTGTTCAGAGACTTACCAAACACCGTACCATACAGGATAGCCGCGTCAAACGCACGCGCAATTGCTTCACCAGCCTGTGGCATGATAGCTTCCATGAACTGTGCGGAAGGAAGTTCAGCCACCTCACGCGTAGTCAGAAAGATAGCCGCAACCTTTTCCGGGGCCAGCAGCTTACCTTCAAGCTGGTGATTCTGTACCTTGATAGAGTCGCCTTCGTTGACAAACGCAGCACTCGCGGCACGACCAGCCGACACCACATAGGCACCGCCCTTAGTGGTGACCACCTCAGTGCCCAGGCGCTGAATCAGTGAACCACGCTTCACATAAGCAAAAAGTGGGTCATTCTGACCCGGCAGAACCGTGCTCCTACTGGAATTATCCTTAGCGGTATATGCTACGTTCTTGTTGATAGCCGCCATGTTTATTCACCTTTCCAAGCGCTCAAAGCTTCAATTAGGGACAACACCGAGTTAGGTGTTCCTTCCACAGATTCTTCCACCACTGCTGTCGGCGGAACCGCCACAACATCCTCGTCGGATGCTGCTTCCTCAGTCGGCTGAGTCTCAGGCTCCCCCACTTCAACTGACTTCTCGTTGAATGCTGCCAGCTTCTCGTTAAAGCGATCCACTACAGCGCTCATCAAGTCCACCTTATCAGCAAAGGTGGCAAACGCGTTAGCCAAATCCTCAGGCTGCACGCAAACTCCTTTCAATCAAACTAGCTACACTAGGCGCATCCTTGTGGGTCTGCTTGTACTTCTTAGCATCTTCGTAGAGCTTCCTATACTTCTTAACCTGCGAAGCATGCTCATATTTCGTCTCTGATGAAGCTAACAAGAACGCACAGTCACAACCTTTATGCCAAGCATCAAAGGTACCCGCATTCTCCTCTAGGAAGATCGGCCCTCTGCTTGCCATCATAACACACCAACCACAAGTGTACAACCCAACTGGTACCCTATACCCCCGTGGGCGCTTTCGGCCACTACGCAAAGCCTGTTGATCAAGCTCACGCACATACACACGCCCCTGGGTCCGCTCCTGATTAAGTATCACATCCCTCACCGCCAACGTTGCATCATTCTTGAGTGCTCCCGCACTCATAACCACTCGTTGCCGCTGCTTCTGCAAGTACCTTACCGGAACACGCTTAAGCATAACATCGGGGGGCTGTAAATGCAACTCCCGAAGCGCCTGCCGATCAAACCGCGCACGCTGCAGTGACTTTAAGTCCCAATCAAGCTCCCTGACCAGCTGTAACACCTCAGGAGAACCCCCCCGAAGGAACTCAGCTATCTTCTCATACAGCAGCGTCAGAATCGCCTTCCGCTGGGTCTCGTAACTCAAACCATTCACCCCCCAACGATGCTACCCAACGCTGGACCTCCTCAGGAGTCATGCCCAGCTTCTCCTGCGCCTGCTCCACCGTAATCACACCGGCCTGCAATTGCTTAATCACAGCATCCGTCAACGCCGCCTGTGTGGGGGTGCCTGGGTCACGCCACCTAACCGACAACGTGCGGCGCACCTCCTCACTAGACAAACCCCGCAAATGCAGAAGCATCAGCATGAGACGCAACAACGCTGACTCCAACACACTCTCGACACTCTCAACCAATGCAATCAGACGCGCCTCAGAAGCGCGAATAGCTTCAGCAGAAGCTGGGTTGGTGGTGGAAGCCAGCAAGAAAGTGGACGGTAACTTAGTGCTACCGACAGCCATAAGTAGAAGAGCCTTAATCCCTTCAGACTGATTCTGAAGGGACGCGGCCTGAAGCGTCTCAGTGCCAGCTTGCGGGTTCTTCAACCGCAGGAAGTCCCCCATCTCCAAATCCACAGACTCATGCGGAGTGACACCCTTCAACACATGTACAGGGTTCGCCAGTGTCTCCCCGGCGGCCTGTAGGTTACCCATCAGTCGCGCAACACCCTCATCAATAGCCTGGATGTCCCGGGTGATACCCGACGCCGACACCCCGCTAGTCTGCCCCCAGTCACAACGAACGATAATGGGGAATTGTGTCTCCATCCTGTACACAGTCTGCCCGTTCAACTCATCCTGAACAGCATCCTCGGTATACACACGCCAGTGGCCTTTACCCAAGCGCACATACACAACCCCCTGATGCTCCACAGCATTCAACGGGGTGTACACATCCACATGGTACTGCGTTCCGCCACCCAAATAGTCGGGGGCCTTATCAGCAGACAGCGCCAACCACACCCGCCCATAAGTGAACAGGTCACTAGCAGCCAACGCCAGTTTTCTACTCAGCGCTTCCCACTGCACCAGCTCATTCAGCGCAGCCTCCGCCTGCTTATCGCTAGTCGCAAATCCCAACAGGTGCACACGCTCCATGATCGCATCCACCATCGTTTTAGCTACACCAGCGTTAGCCTTAATCCCTCGCAGACGTCGAGGTACACCCTGCCCCACGGCGGAGGGGCTGTGCCGCCCCTCCCTGTACGCCCGCAACGTTTCATACTTCTGCTGATTCTGCCGAAGCAAGTTCTCCGGGTCAATCATCCAAATACCATGCCTTCCTAACACGGTACGCAGCTTCCAGCGACAGAACCCACGTAACCCAACCATCAATCTTCTTAGGTGACTTAGGTGTCTCCTTACGGCCAGTCAATCCGCCCCAGGCAAGCACCTTACGTACCACATTCCCAGCATACCACACCAGTAGCTTCTTAGAAGAAGCTTCAACCGCAGCCTTGCGTGCCTGCACAAGGTCAAGCCACTGCTCAACCGCTTTGGAGAAAGCCCGACCCTGTCCACGCATATCAAACGTGAACACACCCTCATTAGAGGCTTTAGTCGCAACACCAAGCCCATACTTAGCCTCCAAATCACGTATCAGCACACGCGCCCCAAACACGTCCATCATGGCGCACTGCACATCATAATCCGTAAACGCTGACTCTAGCTGCGCACGTACTACATCCCAATCAATCCGAGGCTGTTCCTGCGTGGGTTCCCATCGCCACACCACCTTAGTACACAAATTGTACACGTCGGTTACCGTAATGACGGTGTGGTCGTTAGCTTCTGAACCGTCAAACCCAAGTCCTACGGAAGCACCCAGCTCTACTGTACCATCAGGCTGCGCCTCTAGGGTAGCCGTAGACACTAGACGATTATCCTCGCTGGTCAGTAAGTTCAAGTGCTTGCGCACAAGATCCGCTAGCGGCAGCATGCGTCTGTGAAACTGCTTCAACAATCGGTCAGGGTTAAGCCATACCGCATCCCCCCTAGCCTTGATCAGAGCTTCCCTAAGCTGCGCGTCCACCACTTCTCTAGGTTGGTCAAAATCTGGTAGCTCGGGGGACAAATTATCCCACACAATGCCATCAGGTAGCTCCCCACTGGCCTCCGCCTTAACCCGGTCGTCCCACGACGCTTCTGCCACAGAACCCTCGCCAGGCCAATGCTGGTTGCACAACACCAGAGTCACCGCCTGATCAATCTTAGCCACATTGCCCTTAAGCACGGTGTACTGCTTAGTACCCTGATTTGCATCATTCCACCACTGCGTTTCCGACGCAATAGCCAGCGTGGAACGTGCGCCCTCGGCGGACTCAGGGTTTTTCGTAGCAGCCTCAATCACACCCCCTCGGGGGGTAGACCCCAAGGTTTTATACAGTTCCAAGTCCACCTCGGGGGTAGGCTCCGGGGGTAGAATAGCTCGGATAGCGGACATAGTGTTCTTTGTCTGCTCCTGCGCAACAGCCGCCACAGTCACCCACGGGTTGTCTTGTCGACGACCAACTACATCACCAGTGTGTGGGTCAAACCGGTCAAACCTGACTGGCCCACACAGCTCAGCAACTGCCACGAACGCGGCCAGTGGGTCTTTCCCCCAGCCCTTACACCTGCGCAACTCCACTTCATCCCACCGACGGTTACCATGCTCATCCACAGCATAGAACCACAGCAGAAACCGTGCCTGCTCAGGAGTTGGCAACCATGGCTTAGACTTGTCCGCAGGACTGCGTAGATTCTCAAAACCCCACTGCAACACACCCCACCCAAGAGTATACTCAGGTAGAATGTACCGCCCATCCGGCCCAACAGTCCAAGTAGGGTCAATCACTCTTCAATCACGTCCTTCCACGCAGGGTTCAGGTTTCCATTCTTCATGTAACCTACACGGACCTGCGAAGGCAGGTAAGTATTGCCGCGGACCCGGTTACCACCCAACTGCTCCAGCGGAACCCCTGGCTCACGGTGGAAACGCACCACATAGTCACACTCCGCATGCTCATCCGTTTGGAAGTACGAGTTACCCTCAACCACAGTTCTAGCTGCGTTTGTCACCGCAACAGCCGCCCAGTCAACCCTAGGCTTACCAGCAGGTTCAAGCCGCAGCTTGTTCTCTAGCCCCACGTTGTAAATCTTGTTACCACGCACAGTGGTACCAGGCTCAGACACAGCGACACCAAAGTTCAGGGCCGACCCAATATAGTTACCCTCCACAAGAGACTCACCGCCCACTGAGATACCGTTATCCCAGGACTTAGGCAACACATTGCCCCGAATGACTGCATAATAGCATTTCTTGGTGAGACCAATTGGTTCAAACGCAGTCCTCGACTCCACCATAGTGATGTGGTTCGCGTCAATCATTGCCCGTATAGGTGCCATAGAAGCGTCTTTAGCATTATGGTTCAGCATCACCCCCATGCCGCCAGACACACCACTGATGGTGTTATCCCGAATCACCACATCAGGAGCATAGTTCTGCACCAACACGCCACCACCGGTAGCCGGGGCCTCCACGCCCAGCGTAGGAATCAACCCAGCACCATGAAGCTTGTTAC